ACACTTTAGTGATGTCTCAGCTAATGAAAGCTGAGACATCACTAAAGTGTCAGTGACTTTGCCTTTGGGCTTCCAGTTTGGGTACAGCTTTTGGATAACAGGGATGTCATAGCCAATGATGTTGTGACCAATGATTTCATCGGCTTTCGACAGTCTCTCAAGTTGCCCAGGTATGTCTTTACCGTGGTACACCTCGGCACCTTCGTTACTCTCAGTGTCCAAGATACCGATGCAGTGGATGGTGTCCAACTGGTCCAGTAGGCCGTTGGTCTCCAGGTCAAATATTAGTGACATGACGGCAACTCCATTTGAGGCGAGCTGCTAAGGGCACTAGGTACATAAGGCGTACGCTTTGACGTAAGGGTTCTGGTCCTAAAGAAACCGCTGCGATTAGGATGCTGTAGTTGATACATCCTGGCGTAATAGGCTCGGTGGTTGTTGTTCAGTTTGAAACCTAAATCATCTCTGGTCTCAATGTCCTGGAACCATCTAATGCGTTCAAATATTGAAGACACTGAATAGTTACTACGCCCAGCTTTTACTGCTGCATTGCAGTACTTCTTGAACAGCTCGTAAACGTGGGGGTTTGCCTGGTGAAACTCCAGGAAGTTCTCTTCATGATTTGTCATGATAAATATCCTCTCTATTTAAAATTTAGAATCCATATCAGAAATCTCTAACAAACGAGATTGGGATCGGTGGTACTTGAGTCGGCCAGCGAAACCTACTTGGCCAGTGAAACGATTCTTGAGCACAACGATTTCACGAGTGTCATCGCTTGGGTCCTCAGCGTTAACCTGGAGACCAATACACTGGTCTGCCAACTGAGCAATTGAGTGAGATCCTCTGAGCTGTGATAGCTCGACCTTGGCGCCTGCTTCGTGGCCAATGCCTTGGGGTCTCTTTAAGTGAGATACCAGGAACAGGGTGATACCTAGCTCCTGAACAGTGGTCCTGAGTTTGTGCATGATTAGGTCAATGAGTCTTCTCTCATCGGATACCTCACCAGTAAGACCTGAAACGAGGATGCTGATGTGGTCCAGGATGATGTGCTGGCACCCAGACGCTCGGACCATGTACTGAATCCGATTAACAACAACGTCTAGGCTTGAGCTACCGAAGTGATCCCACAGTTCAATGTCTGTATCTTTGAGTAGGTCATCATGGCTTTTCTCAATCTCTTCCCTGGTAGCAAGATCAGCCTGCTGCACAAAGTTAGTGTTCATGTGAACAGCAATTAGTCCCTGGACTGTCCGCTTGTTAGTCTCCTCAAGCATCAACATCCCGACCTTCTGCCCAGACTGCTGTAACGCATAGGCAATCTCAGTGACGAAGGTAGACTTACCTACACCACTACCTGCACATATAGTGACTAGGGTTGCAGGGCGTATGCCCTTGGTAATCTCATTTAACTTTTTGAAGGGGTAGGCAATAGTGGACAGCTCGTCTTTCTCACCAATGATGTCTCTGAGTGAACTGGCACTGACAATACCTTCAGGCTTCCACTCTTTGGCTCTCCAAATTGCATTGATGATTTCTTTTTCTAGGCCCTTCTTAAGGCACTCATTGGCATCTTTCTCTGGAAGGGTGGCTATCTTGACTCGTCCTACTGGTAGAGCCTCGGCACAGTCCAGGGCAGCTTTCTGACCAGCGTCATCCTGGTCGAACATCAAGACTATTTCCTCGAACTCAAGGAGGTAGTCCCAGGCTTTAATAAGGGCCTTCTTACCGCTTTGAGCACCTAAAGGTAGACCAACAGTAGGCCACTTATTACCTTGGACCTGGGACACGGTACAGGTGTCTATCTCGCCTTCGCAGATCACTATCTTGCGTCCACTGGTCCACAGGTGCTGACCAAATAGCTGCATGTCTTTGCCGTCACCAAGGATCTTAAAGTTCTTGTCGGCATCTCTAATTTTCTGGGCTGATACCTGGCCTGAGTCATTGCGGTAGTTAGCAATCTGTACCGGGCGTTTCCCATCAAAACCGATCTGGTAGTCAAACTTTCTACAGGTTTCTTCAGTTAGACCTCGGGCGGGTAATGCAGCATAAGTGCCTGGTAGTAGTCCTGAGTTTACTTTTGTCTGTGGTCTTACAGTGGTGCCATCAGCTGACTCATAATGCTCACAACCAAAACACCAGGTAGAGTCATCGGAGTACAGGGCGTTGTTATCTTTACTACCGCAGTTATCGCACGGCACATGTTTTATAAATGTGTTCTCGGTGGAACTCTGTGGAGCTTCCATTTATTTCCCCTCAAAAATTAATAAAAAAAGGCCACCCGATTAAGGGCAGCCTTTGGTGTACTGATTGTTAGATCCTGTTACTTAGGACACTCCATGCTTTTGCGGCAGTTGCGGGCACAACTCCGTTCCCCAAGAGCCTAATTCTGTCCACCCTGTCGGCACACCCATCAACCACTCGACCCAATCGGGGTTCAGGTGACCACTGATGGGGTTCTCTGTTGCGTAAACTGCTCTTACCAGTTGATCGTTTCGCTTTCTCTCCGATCCATCTGGATTGATCGCAGTCTTTGCCATTCCTGGGCTGTCTTTCCAATCGTGCGCTGATGGTGTCGGATAAAGTCGAACATGGTGACACAGCATTAACTGCTGGTGTTGTTTGACCCTGTGTCTTAGATTTAACGTATCTGATCGATGTTCCGTTGTTCCAGGGGTTGGAAAGGTTTCTTGTGTCGGCCAAGTATTTACCGCCATCGACAGCGGAGTCCCTCCTTGCGCGTATTTCTTGGTCCTTGAGCTCGCGCTGTCCGTTGTTACTGTCGGCCAAAATGTAGACTCTTTTTCGTTGGTGAGGAGCGCCGACTTCACGCGCACTGAATATTCCCCACGTTGTGAGATAACCATCTTCTTCCAAGTCGCTGATGACTGTGGAGAGTCCAAGCGAGATGTGTCCTTCGACATTTTCAAAGAAGCATCGAGCAGGTCGTATTGCTTCGATGTGCTTTCGGATGTGCGGCCACAGGTGTCTTGGGTCATCTTCACCAAGTCGCTTTCCTGCTGCTGAAAAGGGTTGGCATGGGTAACCGCCAGTGATGAGGTCAACGCGGTCTCGAAAGAGGTGCGCTGGGAAGGTTTTAAGATCCGTGTAAATAGGTGCGGGAGGTAGCTCGCCGGTTTCCATCTTCGCAACCAAGTTGGCAATGCAGAAGGCTTCGATCTCCACATAAGCGATGACTCGATGTTCAACCCCGGTAAGGTCAAGTCCTCTTTCGATTCCACCATATCCAGCGCAAAACGCGATGACAGTGGGTAATTCTTTGGTAGTATCCACATTTGTTTCCCTCTTAAAATAAAAAAAGGCCACCCCCTAAAGGGCAGCCCTCGCTCACTACTCGGCGAGCCATTCGTCAGGGATCGTTTTATGCGCCCACTGCAGTCGATGCTTATCGCAGAAACTGGCGTAGGTACTTTTCGATCCTTTGTATAACTTATTGTTGGAGTTACTGAACACAAAACGGATGTCGATCTCTGGGTACTGCTCCTGAATAAGCAGATGCTTTTGCCTGTCCTGGACATCCCAGATACCTTTCGCTTCCACATAAAAAAAGCCGCCATCCTTGGGCAGCCTAAAGTCAGGTGTGTACTTCGCCTGACGGGGGGGAACTTGGTATTTGATCTTGTCTGTTTCGTAATGGACCTCGAGACCCGCAGTCTTTATTTGCTTAGACAGTTTGTCTTCTAGTCCACTTCGGTAACCATGCTTTATGCCATTAGAAACGGTCAGCCGCTGTTGCTGTTTCTTGTTGAACTTCACTGGTTGATCCCTCAGTAGTTTCTTCCATCACATCGGCAGCGGTGAAACCACCTTCGACACTCCCAAATCCTGAGCCATCACCGCCACCCGATGAACTAGATACTGGGGTAATGATCTGTACTCTGGTTAACTGCAAGGAGACACCGTTGGTTCCAGACACGGAGTAGGGCGATGCCCACCCACCGACTCGCAGAACACTGCCTCCATAAAGTGCAGGGATCTGGGCGCCAAAGATTTCTTGGCCAGTCGCATCGAAAAACGCTGGGGCATACTTGGACTTAACTTTGACAATGCATTCACCAGTGTCCTCATCCAGATCAAAAGGCATTCTTGCGCTGTCTGCCTTTGCGCCAAACTCTTGCCTGGCAGCATCCGTGATTAACTTGGTTAGTGCAGCCGAGTCTTCAAGGACCAGGTTGGTTTTGTACTTGGGTTCACCCCCGAATGCAGAATCGGGTGTGTTGAGCCAGGGGTACTGTGCTCGGCCTACGGTAGTGGTAAATGCCACTCTGCTATTTTGAGCCATTGATGCTCTCCTTGGTTTTGGTTTTGGTTAGTGTTGGGGTTTTTGGATCTAGGGGAATCCCTAGTTTTCTAGCTTCTTCAATCAGTGCCTGGGGAAGGTCTTGGTTCTTACTTCTTAACAACTCCACCATCCCATGCACTCGTTCTCGGGGATGCATTTTCTACTTTTCCTTTTGTTTAACTCTAAAGGGTGGACACTTCTAAAATTCACTCATTACTGATCAAAAACGCTAGGTATCAGCCACTTTGAAATCACAAACGATAGGCGAAAAAAAAGGCCATGCTTTCACATGACCTTGGCGCTTCTTTTAGAAGTTACTTCTGAGTTTCGTTTTTCTTTTTCGGCGCTTCCTGTTTTTCTTTTTTCTCTGACGGCTTACCAAATATCTTGTCAAAGTTTGCACCGAAAGCCGTTTCGTTTGTCGGCCTTCTGCCGCTACCTTTACTCATGTTTACCTCTCGTTAATTAGTTAGTTATGCAAAGCAGTACTCGGACTCCAGTATTAACTGAAGATCCAAGTTACCTTTCTTCGGTATCTCTACCTCGAGTGACTCACAGCCTTGGACACTCAGTTGCTGTCTAGCTTGATCCAGGAACTTTTGGTACATACAGAAGCCATCGTACATCTCCACAAAAGCTGACCTGACCGCTGCATACACCAGGTCGGTGTCTGGCGGGGTTGAAGCAAACGAGTCGTGGATCAGAAAGAAATCCGTGATGCCATTTGCTCGGCACACCAATACAGTCTTCATGAGGTGGGCTGAATCCATACTGTGTATGAAGTTAGGAGCAATACTTGCTTTCGACTTACGCTTGTTGATCGTGTTTTTACTTTGCTCTCTGACGGTTACCTGGGTACGCCTGTCAACATGTGCCTTACGATCATGCAGGTATAACTTCACCTTTTTCATGTCGAAGTCGCTGTACTTTTGAACAACAGTAAACCCTGTAGGGGTAGTCCAACGCACGGGTTTACCTTCGTGTGCCAGGGCGCCTGCGATGGTCTTAAAGAACTCCATGCCTGCTGCTGCTGAACTAATCACTTCACGAATTGACTCCATGTTTATCTTGGCTAGAAACTTAGCCGCCTGACTGGTCACCTCAGAAGTGTCTCCAAAGGGGTGTTGAGTAATTTCTCCCTTTAACACCAAAGTCCCCAATGGCGTCATAACGTCAGCGATTAATTGGTCCCCGAATCCGTAGACACCACTTGAGTATGCATAGGTCATCGTGTTGCGCTTACAGACCTTCCGGCTAATACCATAGTCCAGCCATGCTTTGGCGTGTACCTGGTCATCACCTGGTTGCTCAGAGATCGCTTTGACCTTCTGTGTTGCAAGGTCTGCAACAGTTTGGTAGATGTCTCTGGGTGACTCACTGGGCGTTAGGTTTACAAGGGCGCCGTCATGCTCATCTAAACTTGCTGCTGAGTAGTGCTGACAACCGCTGTTACTGCCATCGAGTGCGGTGGGTATAGGGCAATGATACAGCTCACCGAACTCTACCCACTGTGACCATGCGTGACATGCTGCGAGGAACTGAAAGGGCTTGTCTGCGTCCTTCCAGCGATCCACAGTCCCTCTAAAGTCTCTGCCGATTTCACACACCCACTCAGAGTTGTCATTGGTCCAGCGTTCACGGTCCTGAAAAGACTTCTTTGAAACACGATCAAAGTCACCGAGGTTCGCTAGGTGAATGGCTAACCATGAAGCACCATCAGCAGTCATAGGTTTAGTATTACTCAGCTCAAACATTGCCTTAACATGATCATCCCGGTGATAGTTGAAGTGAGGTATCGGGTAACACCGGCCTCGAAAGTCTAAGTTCCAGGGAAGGTAAAACTTATCAAACTGTAATAACTCAATAGCAGACTCGAGGTCCTGAGTCAT